TTATCATAATACCTTCTTTCACCAGTGGTTACTGCTACACCTGCTGCCCAAGGTATCTCTGGTTCTTCAACATTAAAGTATGATCCAGAAATCTGGTTTACATCTCCAACATCAGTTTTAAAGAGATCAGTATTATTAAAGGTACCGTATATCTTACCAACCTGATACTTGTTACCCATTCCAGGGTTGAGTAAATCATACTCATTTGGACAACCAACAATAGTACCATATGCACTAACAACTTGACCTGAGAGAGTATTAGTATACTGTTGAATTATAGAATTCTTTGTAAGTTTAACATCTTGGTTGAAAGTAAATTCAAGGACGTTATCAACTTTCTGATACAATGCATCACGCATGTAGAACTTACTGATAACATCAGCAGTAATCTGAAGTCTCTTACCTAGAGGTGATGGAATAGTAGAAGTCTTAGTAGCATACTCTGTAAGAGCATTACTGAATGTATATGTGCCAGGATTCATTGTAGAAACGACCTGAGACATATCCAATATTTGTAGACCACCAGCACCAATTACCCAGTTGCTTAATGCAGCACCAGATACATCAGTCCAAATAGTAGGAGTCTCAATATCAGAGAATTCAATAGTAGTATATGCTGTTAAACCAGTAAGAGTATATGCTGCTCTCTTATCATGCAATCTATCAAACTTGATTAGTGCAGAATCAGAGATTGATGTTGTAACAGGAATCTCAGCAGTTGGGACAAGGTATGTTCCGTTATATGGAGCAGCATCATCAAAGACTAGATCATCAATCCAACCAATCAGTGAGTTAGCTGTATTAGGTCCACTATACTTACCAGCAATAGTAATATCTGCAATACTAATATCTGAAGTAGACTGATAGTTAACTACAAGGTTACCATTCAAGAATACCTCATACTGATACAATCCAAGAGATTCTTCTCTCTTCTGGAATGTTACATGCACCCAAGCAGCACCACCAAATGTAGTCCAATGAGTAGCAGTAGCAGAAGTTGCTACTTCTGTTGAGTTTACATATAGGACAACTTTCTCATAGTTACCACTAGTAGCATCACCATCTATTTCAACTTGAATAGAATCACCTGCAATAGGAGTTACATCAAATAATATGGGTTTGTTATTACCTGCATGATGTGCAGTAGCAACTGACATCCATGCTCTTGCACTCCACTCTTTAGTAGTTAAATTCATGCCTGGGAATTTAACAGGAGATATTCCACTCAACTTAAGTGAACCTGTTCCAAACTTCTGGATTGAAGTGTCGATGGAAACATTAGAAGGAGTATGTAATGCTGGAGTTACTAATTCTTGCTTTGTAGTATCTTCAACAGCGTTAGCAACGTTATTGAAACGATGTGATGCTAATTGATCAGGTTGTCTACGATCTACTGCAATAATACAGTCACCAGAACTATCTACTGAATGTGACTTAGCTTGGAATCCAATACGGTCAGTATCATCAACCTTAGTCTCTTTAATAACTGTTCCATCATACTTAAGATAATGAATAACAGCATATCTCTGATTCTCTGATTCTTGAACGTCAGATACAATTGTATAGTTGCCAAATACATCTACACTGATACCTGCATGTTGAATATTCTCAACCTCTCCAGAAATATTAACTGTCTTACTCCAAGTCCACTGACTATTAGCAGTTGCTAATGGGAACTTATTAACCTGAATCTTCTCAAACTTCTGAGTAGCACCGTTATATACATCCCAGATACAGATTACATCATTGTAATCATCAATTGTGAATTCTGGGTTTCTTACATATCCACCAACTGTAGGAATCTGTCTGATATACTCAATCTCAAGGTTTGCACCGTCATAGAAGATTACACCGAAGATACAGTCATCATTTTGGTCATTAACACCAACAAAGAAGAATCTATCATCAGATATCCATTTGATCTGATTGATCATCTCAGAATCATTTGCAGATGCAATCTTTCTCTTCTCTACAAGGTCACCATCTAGATCACACTGAATGATCCACATATCGTTAGGATCAATAGAGTTACTATCTGTATAACCTGCAATGTAAATTCTCTTCTCTTGATCAAGTGCAATACTTGTTACCCAATCCCTTCTAGAAAGACCTGAGATACCTGCAATTGCCTTCTGCCACTGTAGAATACCATCAGGAGCATTAGCATTATTAAATCCAGACTTATACAGACCTAACCAAACATCAGGATTATACTGGTTATTGTTAGGATCATATGTCTGACCAACAACATAGATCTTATCATCTTCTTCAGATTCATCAATATACATCTTGATGAATTCTGCCTTCTTAACACCTGAATTAGTAGGTAGTAAGTTTCTCTCCCAAACCTTTTGGCCTAGGTCGTCAAACTTGGCAAGAAATGCTGCTTGATCACCATCTGTCTCAAGGACACTACCACAGATATAAGTGTATCTGTCAGCAGTAGTCAATGTATGATGTATAGAGACTTGACCTGTTGCTTCCTTATACTCAGTGATCCAGTAACGAGTCTTCTTGTATTGCTGAGGATGAGATACCCTAATTTGAGGAGGATTGTCAGCATCATATCCATTACCAGAGTTAATGATATTGACAGTGTTAATCTGACCAGTACCTTCAAGGTTTAGAGATAACTCAGCATCTTTACCAGATGCAGTAATCAATTCAAATGTAGGTGGAATATCATTATTATATCCAGTACCAGCTTGGACTATATTAATTCTCTCAACACCAGCAACAACCTTAACTCTATAGGTCTTATTAGTGTTATCAATGACAGGACGTGAATTTACAATGATTTCATCCTGTTGACGTAACTCATGTCCAGCTTCAGTTACGATCTTACCGTATGGACGGTCACCAATGATCTCTTTCTGATAAGCAGTGATCCTTTGACCCTTAACAGAATCAATAATAGCAGATGCACCAAATCCACCAGTACCTTCATTATCGAAGAATACAGTATCATTAACCTGATAAGAAACACCTGGGTTCTCAATAACGAATCCATCAATCTGAGCATTCTCAAATTGAGTAGTTGTCTCAACTTCAATATCAACTCTAGACTCTGGTGATACTCTTGGGAAGTAATCATAGATTTGTAGAGTTGCCTCTTCAGACATCTCTAGAATCTCTTGTTGCTCATTAGCATCAATCAAACCATCATTGTTAGAGTCTTGTATTTCAAAGATGATAGGATATCCTTCTTTCTCAGTAGTAAGGACATCTGCCTCTTGGTTTGGTTGACGATCAACATCAATATCAACATCAGTGTATGGATCTCTATAACGGACAACTCCATTAGGAATATTCTCTTGTGTTGCTGCCTGAGAGAAGTTCCAGTTATCTGGTAATGAGTTAAACTGAGGTCCAAGGATATATGGGAATTCAGCAATACCTGCATCACTAGCATCAATAGTTACAAAGTAAGCATAGACTCCTTCTGGGAAGTCAGGTGTCTTACAGAAACGACCATTATAGTTGTCTAGGTCACCAGACTGGAAGTCATAATAGTAGTCATCAATAAATGTACCAGCATCATATGTTGCAATAGGAGGACCATCTACCCTAGAAGGGTTAGGATTAGTAGCAGCATCGAATACAACATTTTCCTTCAATTTAAAGGAAGTACGCATTCTTCTAATACCACTATTCTGATCAGTAGGATCAATATATCCATAAGGACCATATATTGGGTTACCATCAAATGCCCAACCAATAATAGGTGAGTGCTCAAAGTTAGCAGCAACTTCTTGGAATTGCTGAGTAACAGGGTTTAGGAATACGTTATCACCAACAACATATCTTAATTCTTTAGGATCTGATAGGTGAGCATATTCACCACCAAACTGGTTGTTATATCCAGTAAATACATAACCTCTTGCAAAGTCATAATTGTCTACTAATTCATATTGAAGGTTTTTATTCCACTGATAGACTGTAGGTTGGAATGACGCTAATTGACCCACTGCTTCGAGTCTGACAGTCGTTAAACCTTGTGTATACCCAATACCCTTGTTGATAATAGTTACACCTAAAACACGACCTTTATCTTCTCCAATTGTGCCGATAGTTGCTTTAGCAATAGCACCAAATCCATCACCATTAATAATGATGTTAGGAGCAGTTGTATAGGATTCACCAGAGTTAATAATAGCGATAGATACGATTCTGCCATTAATAACGATTGGTTGTGCTAGAGCACCTTCACCAGAGTTAACCTTAACAGAAGGAAGTGAAGTATATCCACTACCAAAGTTAGTGATGTTTACACTGGAAATTGGACCTCTAACGTTAGCAGTTGCAGTAGCACCAGTACCACCGCCACCTGTGATAGAAACTAGGGGTTGTGTAGTATAATTCGTTCCTGGTTGCTCAACTAGAATTCTTGTTACTCTACCACCAGTAATAACTGCTTGTGCAGTAGCACCTGATCCACCACCCCCAACAATCGATACAAGAGGTGATTCTGTGTAACCAGTACCTTCAGTAACCATATCGAAGGAGGTTAGACTACCATTAACGACAACCTCTGCTTCAGCACCAGTACCACCGCCACCAGTGATCTCTACGTTGGGTTTAGCACCAGCATCGTATGATTCACCAACATTGGTAACTGCGATGCTAGTAAGAGGTCCATACTGGATAAATTCTCTAGATTTGTAAGACCAGATAGAAACACCGTTTACCCAAGCACCAATTGGTGTTCCTGGGTCAATTGTCTTTCTTTCGGAAATAGTTTGGACTAATCTTGGAAATCTAAGTAATTTTCTTTGGTTTCCTGGAATTAGAGCAGATCCTGTAAATGGACCTATTTTGTAGTTAGGAAGTCCAGATGCAGCGACATAAACGTAATCATCGTTGAAAAACGAGTTTTGGATGTTTGTAGTAAACTCAGATACAACAGAATTGATAGAAGCGATATCTGACTTACCTCTATTCAAGTCAACCGATAAAAGGATGTTTCCTTGAGGTAAAATCTCAGTAGGAACGTTTATCTGATATGAGAAGGTAAATTGGTCAATTCTTGATGTTACAGTGAATGTACCGTTGTAAACAACTGGGTTTGCACCATATATCGTAACTTGGTCAGAAACTAGCAAACCATGAGGGTTACCGCAAACTACAGTCGCAGTCTGGTTATTAACACCACCAGGAGTGATGCTATCAACTTGAATCAGTTTCTTAACGTTATATAACCAAGATTGGAGTCTTAACTCCTCAGCAGTCGATCCAAGGTTTGCAACCTTCAGTTTATCACCACCAAGGTAGTAACTACCAGTATCGTTTAGTACTGTGGTACCTGCTTCAGCAATACCAAGAATCCTTAACTTACATTCCTGTGCAGTGCCTCTGTTGACATAAACGAAGATATCGGACTGAATTATAGTACCAGGATCCCAATCTTCGACAATTCCATTCTTAGACCTAGTACACTCGATGAACTGGTTAAGGGACTTCTCCTTATACTGGACTTGCTCTACATCATTGATTCTGATAGTACCATTTCTCTCGGGCCATCCAATTGTACTGTCAACCGTAATTATCTGCCCAGTAGTGGTTAAAGGCTCAACTAGACGAGTCTTATAAGGAATAATGAAGTTACCAACTAAGGTTTCCTCAGATATTGCCAATTCATAGATTGTGTCAGTACCTTCAATGATAGTAATGACGTTTTCGATCAATGCAGACGCAGCAGTAACACTAGTGTCTACTTCATCAGCATATTGGTTAACTTCAGAGTCAATTAGGTTTGAAGGGTCACCTTCAAGCAATTCTGCTCTTAGAATGGTGTCTACAACCCAAGTTGCATGAGATGGACTTATAATTTCATCTTTAGGGTAGTAAAGATCAACATCTTCACCAAATAGGATTTTAAAGAGATATTGGGTTGCTAACTTCGTACCTTTTGAGATATAGAAGTCATTAATGTTTTTAATAACCTGAACTGGGTTAACTTTACCAAAATCGATATCTAAGGTTGGAAGATACTGTCTTCTAAACTTATCAAAGACTTCTTTAATGAATAAAGAGTCAAGGTTGGTAACATGAGCACCAGCAACGTGATTTGACTGTCTTAATGCTGCTTCTCCTGCATATATCTCATTATGGAGGTTATCATACCCTACAGCACCAGAAACGCCTCTGGAGCATCCTAGGAAGGCACTAGAGGCATATCCTGATCCATATTCCAGTATATCGAATCCTGTAACCTGATCAAACCCAACATCCACAGATGCCCTTGCTGCTTTTGGTTCAGCAATGTAAATCTTGGGTGGAAACTCTGTAGAGTAACCAGATCCAAAATTAGTGATATTAATATCTGTTATTTCACCGTTAAAGATGGTTGCTTCTGCTAAAGCACCAGTACCACCTATAGGTTCTCCATATCCGTCTTTTCTATCATCTACGATATAAACTGAAGGTGCATCGGTATAACCCATACCACCAGTCAACATTTCAATATTTGTGACTGATCCAGATGCTACAGTAACGTCTAATACCTGAGCACCGATAGGATTGACAATTGCCACTCTAGGAGGTGTTGTATACCCTCTACCACGGTTGGTGATCTGTACTTCGTATACTTGACCATCCTGGTTGATTTTTGATATAGCAGAAGCATTGATTCCACCGATAGGGGCAGGATCAATGTAAACTACAGGTGCATTACTATAACCACTACCCATTGTATCAACGGTAATGGTTCCTATGTTAATTCTACCTTCACCATCAATAGTAGGAGGTGAAATGGTTGCTCCACCTGGATTCTTGAAAGATATAGCAGGAATGAAGTCATATCCACTACCACTGTTAGTAATAGTGACAGAATCGACCATTCCAGTCTCATCATTAACTGTGAGACTCAATTGAGCAGGTGTACCGTTAGGATTGGTGGGTGCAACAACAACAGGGATTGGTGGGTTGTATGAAGAGTATCCTTGACCACCATCAATCAAATTGATGTCTTTAATACCAGCAATTAGGGATTTGGCAGTTGCATCCGATCCTGAATTACTTGTAATAGCAACTTTAGGTGCAAAATCAAGTCTATACTTAGATCCACCAGTTTTAGGAATTAAACTGGTTATTGTGCCATTATCATCAACCTTAGCAATTGCTGAGGCTCCTGAACCATAAGCAGGAGGAGTATATTCGACAGACCTAATATGAATAGCATCAGCAGCTCCAATTTCATTTTTGAAAACAACTTTATCTTCAAAAACGGTGAAATCGGTGTAAGGTTCTTGTAAACGACCATTTTTATTAATTACGAGTCCAATTTCGGAAGTTGGAGTATAAGATTGGTTATTAATTCTTAAAGGATAGAATTTAGTGCCTTGCCACTCTGTATAAGGAATAGAATCACAAGTTTTGATCGGTTGATCCGAATATCCGACCAAATAAGTTACAGAAGTGAATTCTGAGTCATCAGATCCAATTTGATCTCTAGGTGCTTCTGCAAAACGTAAATTAAGACCTTCAACGTAGTAATCTACGTTTGGTACCATCATTGTGTTGTAAGCAGTCACAATTAAGTGCTCTGCTGAAGGAGGAGCGACTGGAGTACCTAAAAAGCTTAATGGGAAGATGGTTTCAGTGCCATCAAACAATGTAAAGGGATTTTCTAGTTGTTGCTTCTTCTTATTAAACTGTGGATACGAAATACCTGGAGTAATGATAACATCAGGACCACGAGTGACCCTTTCGTAGTAAATTACTTCATTATCAATCATTATGGAGCCATTTTGCTCCTGGAATCCATCGATGCCCTCAATTTCGATCTTCTCATCGTACAGACCGATATCCTTCAGCAACTTCGTTGCAGAGTCGAGTTGATCTGAGGTGTAACTGTCTAAATCGAGATATCTCAATAAGTTATTGAGAATATCGTAAGGTCTACCTGTTTTCTCTTGAGACTTATAGTATTCAAACAAGAAGTTGACTAATTGTCTATCTTCTTGGCGAATAAACTCAGGTAACTGATTTTCGACCCGATCAGAGACGTTGATATTCTTTAAATGAGGCATCTATCTTAGAAACAGGATTCGCTAACTGGATACTCGAAAGTATCACTTGGGTAATCGATAATATTTATCCCACTTGTGTCACCGTAATTATAACCATTAAAGTTATTAGGATCGAAGGTGGGGATTGACACATCGTTGATTGTGTAGTCAATTGGATTGACTTGGGGGTTAAAGATCGTAGGATCTACTCCTGGTGGGATTGCAATTGATCCACCAGCAGGTAATACTTGAATTGGCAGTCTAGTAGTGCCATCTGGGGTGCCCTGAATCGCTACAGGACCAACACAGACTTGACCACTGCCATAATCGACGCTGCCTACTGAAGGATTGAGGGTTAACTCAGTCTCATCTCTCACGGTAACCAGAATTAGGTTTCCACGACCATCATCTCTTATGTTGACTGGTACCAAGACTTGATTAGCGGTACTTGTGCTAATTCCAGGTGTTGAAACCTGTGCAGACGTAGATCCGTCGCTCAAAGTAAGATTTACAAGATCTTCTGTATATCCAGTGGCATAAAATGTCCCAGATTTGACTACAGAGAAAGAAGGCTTACATTTTCCACCTTCTCCATCGCCATCATCGTCTGGAGTGCCAGCTAACCCAGTTGGATCATAAAGTGGGTTACCAAAATCTAAACATTGTGTGAAAACTTGCCCAAAAGCAAATTTATCAAGATTTTGACCCAAAGTCATTTGAGTTACGTTACCAGAAATGGCATTATCGGCATTATCGATCATTGCACCGAATTTAGATCCGTCTAAACGGTTTCCAAACCTATTTGTGGCACCATTTTTGTTAAATGCGTCAATTCCTTGTAAAATCTTAGTTCCAAGTTGAGATCCAGTCAAACTAGTGTCATTTCCGTTGTAATAAACGTAAGATTTGGGAATAACATAGAAAATAGTTGGGTCAATGATGACTGGCTCGATAGATGCGACAGAATACTTCGCTAAATCCTTCTTAATCTTTGCTTTTGTCGTTTCATTGAGCTTAGTTCCTGTTTTTGGTCTAATTGCAACGTAAACTTTTCCATAAATCGGTGGATTTAACTTCTCACCACCAAATGCAGTCACTGATGCTGCTTGAGGGTAGATTTCAGAGACAATATGCTCAAAATCATTCTCTGTAACTGCCCTATTCTGGGTTGCATACGCTCTAGGTGCTCTAAACTTGACTGAAAGTGATGTTTCACGATCTTCACCGTCTTGAGCAGCGTCTTTAGTGGTCAAACTAATGGAATTTGGGTTAACTACACGATTATCGGAGTCAATTACGTTACCAATGAAGTTAAAACCCTTCGCACCGTTTGCTTCTACCCCATCTGTAGAGATATATGTGATAGTAATGTATTCTCCATCGATTAATTTACGTCCAATTGACCCATCTCCGAAAACAAGACGGTATCTCATGTCATCAGTCTCTTCCAAATAGTAAATTCTGGAAGTTCCGTCAGAATTTGTGACATTTGCTGCTGGACTATAGGTATCTGTCTCTGAAGATTGCTCAGTTGGAGAAATATCTACTGTCAAAAGACCTGTATCTACCTTTTCATCAGGAATGACGTACTCTTGACGCTTTGTATAGTCAACTGTATAGTTATAACTGAGTAAATTACCCTGATATACCATTACATTATCAAAAGTTGCTAATCCTGTGCCACTATCTACAGGCACTTGGATGTCTTGAGTCAATGCAAAGGTATAAGAATCAAAATCATTGTCTGCAACAAAGACATCACCCTTCTTTAGGGTGGCAAATTCAGGATAACTAGTCCCACTTAGTCCAACACTAGTCTGTGCAAGGAGTTTCACGCATGCTCTAGGTGCTTTAATTGACCTAGGAGTGTAATTTAACTGCTTTGCGATCCTTACAATGTTGTCTCTGACCGTTGCAGTCTCTAAAAATGCTTCGTTTAACGCCATGTTAGCGTTAAATGCTGTGTAATATGTGTTATACGCAAGAATGTCGATCAAATATGATGCAGAACTTCCCTCAAAATCGTAATCAGTAAACTCTTTTCTAGTTCTGAGGTACGATCTAATCGATTCTTTGATCTCAAAGAAGTCTAACGACGTTAATTGCGATGGTATGGCTGCCATTTTATGCCTTTTCTAGTAGAAAATCAATATTTTGCACTTGTTGCTGACCAACAATAGTGTAATCTATCGAAATGTGGACTGAATTTATATTGGATTCATCACGAAGTCCGACTCCAGTGCACCTGACACGTGGCTCTAGTCGTTTAATCACGTTAAATATTTCACTTTTTATGGTATCGACTGCGAATGGATCCCATGGTTCAAACAAAAGCATCTTAACTCTTGACCCAATCGAAGGTTGAAAAGGTCTTTCACCGAACATAGTTAAGATGAGGTTACGAACAGACTGCTTTATAGCATTCTCATTCTTAACCACACCGAAATCTCCAGTATTAGGGTTTGCTTTAAAGGAAATTGCTAAGTCCTTAAACCCTCTACTGACATATTTTTCTGATCTGAACCTATAAGCAGGCATTCTTGTCTACCTTTTCAAGATATTTAGCGTTATATCTTTTATTTATAGGGTTTCCCGACTATTTTCCTTGACCCCTATATCTCTTCTTTGCAACATTACGTGAAGTTGCACTTAATTTTGTGTTTTTTGATGCTCCTTGTCTGGTTTTCTTGGGTTGAGGTGAAATATAACCACCTGTTGTTCCGTAAAGTGCCATTTTATTGAATAAACTACTATGATGATAGCACAGTTGCATGCCCCCAGGCAACCACAGATGAACAAGGGTAACTAAATCCTGAAAAACCAACACCTAGAGGGTCTAGGATACGAGCAATTGGTAATTTCAAAGCAAATACTGTAACAGTCGTTGCCATAACAATCCTAGTATGTCCTACACCACCTCCATCTTCGATTGTAAGGGTGCTACAAGGGATCGGAGTGGGGGTTGGACACATTGCTTTACCACAAGGACACATATAAACAACAATATTAGTACATACCGCTATATGTGGAGTGAAGGTATCTCCCAAAAGCATGATGGGAATACGGTTTACTAGCACAGTTGCCCTATATGGGGTAACAGGGAATATAGGAATTAGGGGTTGAGGGGGCCACCAACACGTATATTCCTTAATGACTATGCTGTAGGGGATTGGAGGGGTGCCACACGCTTGTACAGAGTGGATAGTGGACGGTATACACAGTCCATGACCACTACAAGGTAGTCCGTTTAGAGATGATACTGGTAATAGTGCTCCAAATGCCATTATAACCTCTTAGGGAAAATTATATCGTTAAGTCCTTCACCATCCTTCCATGCATCCTCTTCATTACATTCATCGAAGAATGGGTTACCATAATTCCTCAGTGCTCTTCCTAGTGCTATAACTCCACCAGAGAGATAATTCCTAACTGCCATGATACCATTATAAGATCCCATATTCATTCTGGCATTTGCACCAGAACCAGTTATACGTTGAGGATTAATAGCAATAGAAGCATCCATACATTTATCTAGTGCTAGACAGGGGTTGTTATGTAATGCAGTAACATCACAATATGTCGTACCTGATTGACCATTACCATTAGCATCATATGCACTATACACAGTGAGAGGTCCATCAGATGCATTCACGCCCCGCACATATGTATCCCAACATTCATTGGGTGGTACACCGTTGGTACAACTTGCCACGGTTAACGCAGTATAATCCACCGCATGCGGTGTACCTGCTGGATCCCCAGCAGT